ATAACTACTTATCTGTTGAATAGAACCCTGAACCTTTGAAGATAACACTCGGAACACTTGAATACACCTTTCGCATGGACTCCCCGCAGAACGGGCAATCGAGGTCATGGGGCTCAGCTATAGCAAACTCCTGATCGTATCTGCTATTACTGGCGCATTTATCATTGTTGCACTCGAATTCATAAATCGGCATCAGATACCTTGCATGTGCGACATGGCACTCCTACTAACTTCCACGATCCGCATTGTGCGCATCTTTCAGGCTCTAATTGTACCGAATCCTGCTGGATATCTCCGTAACCGGACTTAAGCAATAGTTGAACCAAGTCACTAAACCGCATGAAAGCAAGATACTGAGAAGCATCTTCACCCTGTCCATTCATACGGCACACCACGAACGGCAACTCCTGATGAGCTGCTGCTCTCTTAGTGGCTTGGCGCAACCAAGCTAGGGGCTGAAAGTCTGTCCTAGCTTTAATCTCAACATCGAACGGAACATTGAGAATATCCTTACCAGCCCCTCGACCAATGCTCGCGCTTCTCCACCATTGCGAAAGATAGGCTGCAACCACTCGCTCGGTACGAAAGCCTCGGTCTTTCCTGCTTCGGGTCATGCTTTCCCAGCAGAATTAACTGTGTGACACTCTTCGCATGTCCACTCATGCAATAAGTAGCGTGTGCGAATCTGTGATCTAGTTGGAAACTTGTTACATAATTGGCATATCAGCTTGTAACCCAGTTCTTCGAGAAGTTCAGCATTAGCCCTAAGATTGGCTCTTTGCTCTTCATTAGGGAATTCTTCCCATTCGCCATCTTGGTTTAAGAACTGTATGTATCCCATCAGCGTTTCACCTGTGGCTTCCATTGTCCGGTCTGTTTATCAATCTCGTACCAGATAGGATCACAACGTTCTGCATCTCCTAGAATCTGAGCCATGCACTTCCAATGACCCCATTGCTTGCCAGCCTTAGTTGTTCCAGTTTTCCAAACTCTGGCACCATGGACACAACTCTCGTCGATGGCTGTGCCACCAAGGACAGCTTTCACCGTCTCGACTGCTTGTTCCATAGTCACTACTGGTGCTGCCACTTGCATTGTCCATGGGTCTTCTTTCTGTTGAACTGGCACATACTCTTGAGAGGTTTCAGCCATCTTTGCCTTAACCTGTGCAACCTGACTTGATACTGCTTCTTTAGCTGCAACCTTACTCATCTCTTCCCGAGATGCTCGCTTGCCCTTAGTTGCATATCCTGCATTAGCCAATGCACGACCAATCGCACTTGTCTCACAATTCTCGAGAGCGCTCGTCGCATTAACCCCACGCCCTTGTACGGTTTCCTCTGCCAGTCCGGTTGTCCAAGGTCTAAGATCAGCCTCAGTTCGATAGATACTAGCTTCAACGATAAATCTAGAAGAAGTGTGCTCAAGAACTTTTGTATGTATCTGACCATCTGGGTGATCCTTCCAGAACTTAACTAGGCGTTCTTCTACTGTCTCGTAATCATCTAAATTAAACATATAGATCGTTCTCCTCTGTATGTAATTGACCGGCTATGGCAACATACGCTGCGAGGTCGATGTAAGTGTCTGGCTTAGCAGTTTCCATTGACCTTGCGACTTTGACCAATGCCATACACATCGCCACTTGATAATCTGTAATTGGCATCTCGAGGTATGAGCTCCAAAGTGCTGCTGTCCTTTGCATATTGTCTGACGGGTGACCGTAATCAAGTCCTCGGTCTTGGATAGTAGCTCTCGCTTCGTTGAGGTAGTCACGGGCGTTCATCGATTAACCTGATGCTGAGTCTGTGCTTTAATGAGACGGCGAGCGTTTATCTTGCCTTGAATCTTGCCGTGTTCATGCCCCTTGGCGTATCCGATTAAGAAACCCGGAAGTGCACCAATTAGCATTGATAGTAAAACTATGTGATCGTGATTAGTAATCATTATGCACCGACCTTTGCTGGCGCAAACTCTTGAAACCAGAGATAAAGATTGCTTTCTTTGTCAATCTCCCAAGTCCATAAACCGCCCTCAGCAGTAAGGTTTAGTTCTTTAGATGTGTAAAAAGCAGACTTGCGTGTGAACTTGTTGCCCTTAGCGTCTGTGTAGATGTTGTCCATTTTGAGCCCCTTTCGTAGCTGGTATTTCCGGCTACAAGAAGAACTTTACATCAGGCGTATACGACAGCCACCTTTTTTAGATAACGAAATGATAACGATTTGAGACGGGTCTTCATCTTCAAAATAAGGAATTCCTATCTCAGCGGGCGCGACCATAAACCTTGCCCTGCACGATAAACGTGCCGTTCTTCTCAATATGGATAATGTCCACTTGTACGTTAGATCCTTTGACATACATGATTGCAAAGGCTTGCTGCCAATTAGCCGTTCCCTTGGTGTATGCAGCCTGTTTAAAGTCCATCAGATTACCTACCTCAACTCCATGCAGAACACGCCCTAAACGGCCGCCAGAGGCTTCTGTGAAGGCGCTACGCCCTGCCCTGTGAGTATGTCCTGAAATGACGTTCTTGCCATGCCTACGGGCTGCTTCTAGGGCTGATAAACCACCCTGCTGCTTGATAGGCGTATGGTCTCCATGAACTGCAATCCAGTTAGGAGCGATGTTCATAGGGTTCTTGTGGAAGGTAATGCCAAGCTCATCAAACTTCATAAACTTCTCGAAGCGCAGCTCTGGCAAAGATAGGAATGAGGGAATCTTCTTCATGATTATGTTGTAGAGCCGGTCTGTGTGATTAGATCGTATGCAGTCTGTAACGCCCAGTTCCCAAAGAAGCTGAACGCAACGGTCACGATCATCGCCAAGGCTCTGCTCATAGGCTTGAGGTGTACCTTCTGACCACTTGCTTATGGTCTGGAAGTCAATCTCATCACCAATGGTTACTGTCTGGTCTGGCTTAAATGTCTTGAGGAATCTTGCAATGTTCTGAGTTAGGTGCGTGTCCTCGAAGGGAACTTGCAAGTCGCTCAGAATTACGATTCGCTTCATTAGTCCTCGTCATCGTCATCGTAGGGTATGTTGTCGATGCGGTTAGGTAGGGTAGGAAGAATCCAATCCGGGTAAGCATCTCGGTCTGTGATAATGGCTAGAGATAAATCAACAGCAAAGCCAGCCTTACGCAATGACTTGTACATCTCGTTGAGAGTAATCGCCCATTGATCTAAAGCGTTGTAAGTGTCTAGGTCTATGACCTTCTTCTTAGCCATGGCTTTATTATCGATCTAGAAGTATGTTGTAAATCTCATCGACACGCGAGTTAAGTCTCTTAATTTCAGAGAGTAAATGAGTAATGACATACCCAGCCAAGCCGCCAATGACAGCCAAGCTCGCAAAGTAAAGGGTAAAAAAGTTCTCCTGTGTCATCGTTTAGGGCTCGCGTATCCAAACACTCCTGCCACGATTGAACCAAGGATAGAGCGATAGTCCAAAGAGAAGTTAGAGGTTGTACCCCATACTGCTAGGAACGCTCCAAGAGCTACGATTGCTGGGTGCTTCATGTTCATAGTTTTCCCCCTAGTAACGGAATATCAAAGAAAGCACTCGAATCGTCTTTCTTGCTAAAGCTGCAATGGATATGAGAAGCGTGGCTATTAATCCCAGAGTAAGTTCTCCAACGCCAATTCCTCTTGCTTGATGCAATTTTGCCGTTGTAGATGATATATGACAGCCTGCCATGACGTTTTGCATAGAGTCGAAGCTGATCTGCAAGGTCAGAGGCGAAGTCCGGCTTTGCCTTTCCAGATAAATCTTTGTCGGTATCAGTTGCCCAGACGATATTTTGCTCATCAGGATTGTGATCAGAAGGGCGCGCTGCGTGACGTGCATCGCCAAGCCAGCCATCGGAACGTCTGTCTCTGTCAGGGAAACTATCATCTATCTGCTCCCTTAACTGAATACCAGCTTTACAAAGTTTAGGAGTCACTTGCCTAGCTTGATACCTTCAGGAATTGGCTTGCTGTATTCCCACTTAGCAAGATAAACAATCCCATCTCCGTCATCTTTGAGAAGAATAGAGCCTTGATTAGGCAATAAATCCATGTCTGTCAATTCAGGATATGCGTTCATTATTGTCTCGTACATTTATGCTCCTAAATATTCCATTGAGAAAACTGTATATCCTGTTCCAGAGTTAGCATTTAATGAGCCCCCATTATTTTGCCAGGTTGCCATCTTGACATAATCTCCGACTGTTAAATCTACAATAGTAGATAGGCACATATCAGCATTTGAGTTTGATGTATTTTGCCAAGTTAATACTTCTATCTCTGTCGTGTTTTTATATATAAAAACTTGACGAATTCCATTTACTCCACCGGCATAACTCATTTTTGCTATTACTAAATACTTTCCTGCTTTGCCAGCCGGAACAGTTAATCGGTCTGTGTTTGATGAAGTGCTATGGAAAGCATCGGTATCAAAAGTTTCAGAATCAAAAGTCAAATCTGTAACAGTTGCGTTTGATATTGATTGTGTCGATGATTTGAATACTCGAACGCCTGAAAATGTTGGAGTGCTTGAGCCGCCAACGGCTATCCACGCTGATCCTGAGTAATACTCAACAGAATTGGTGTCTTTAAGGTAAGACATCATGCCTTCTTGTGGGCTTGTAATGGCTGAAGTGCGAGCTGCTGACGAAGCAAAAACCATAACTGTCTGCGATGCTAAATAGCCATTGGCTGCTGCGGCTGTAAGAATATCTCCAGTCGCAAACTCAATGTAACCTAATCCTGCTGCCATGTATTTATCTCCTAGTAAGTCATCGCTGATATACCAATTATACCGCGTTCTGTGCTTCCTATAATGAATCCATCGGTTATGGGTTCAAGTGTTGTAACGGTTACTTGCATTGAATTAGGGCTGATATTCCACGATAGACCCTGCACCTGCAATGTCTTGACGATTGTGCTGCCGTCAGGCTGGTTATTAGAAATGCGCACATTGTCGAAGTAGTCAAGCCCAATCATTGTGTCAGTTGGAACTGCTGGGTCTAGTAGATCGACGAGCATCTGGTCGATGCGGATAGTTGTCTCAGCTCTAGTGGCTACATAGGTTGCAGCGATGTTCAGGGCATTAGCATCGGTATCGATAACTAAATCCTGTGCGCTGTACTGGTGAGGGAAGTATTTAGCAATGCTGTCTGTGTTCTGTGCAAACTGAGCTGTGCCGCCAACGCGGGTCATCTGCGCTTGATTGATGATGAGCTTGTCATCGAAGGCAAAGACTAGGTTTTTGTAAGGGATATCGCCGGTCTGGTTAAACTCGATAGGAGTGCCAGAGATAGATGAAGCAACCTCGTTACGAGACTTAAACACGGCTGTGCCTGAGCCATTGATAAAGAACGCGCCCTGCTCTGAGAACTCTGCGTTCTTAACTGCATTAAGGCTTGTGCGTAGGGTTGCTGGGTCAGCGATGCAGTTAGATTGTCCAGTAGCGATTGTGCGCATATTGGAAGGAAAGTCCACCTGATCTAATATCTTGCCTATGCGTGTGCCGGTTGCCTGTCCTGCGCCTGAGTCAGCAACGGTTGTTATCTGAGCCAAGTTAAACAAGCGGAAGGCATCGGCGATATAGATATCGACATAACCCATCTGCTCTGCTTGGTCATAGGTATATCGGTACTCGGTTGTATAGCCTGAGAATAAGAATTCCTGCGCTGTTGCTGTTGTAGCTGAGATTCTTACTTTGCGCAGAGGTACGAGATATCCGTAATACGGGCTGGCTGTGTTCTGAGGGTTAAAGTATGAGTCAGGGTCTGTAATGCGTACAACGGCAGTTCCAGCGATGTAGGTATCGGCTTGGATATCTCTGCCACGGTTGATTGTTATGCTACGGACATTAGGAGTTAGATCAACAATTGGAACTGGAACTGTAGAAGAACCAAGTGTGCCTGTGCCTAGAACTCCGTACTTAGCATCGCCAATAGTAAACGGGTAGCCAAAAGTAGCTCCGGAACTAAAGTCGAAAGATACGGATATCTCAGCAGGTAAAGCCATCAGCGACCTGCAAAGCTTCCGTAGGTTCTATTAACGCTTGATGAGACTCCTGATAGGGAAGTGTCCTGTAAAGCAGTAGCAATTGCCTTACCATCGATATTAACCGATAGTTGAATTGGACCAGTAAAATTAGATTGTTCCTCGGCTCTACGGAAACTGCCGGGTGTTGATCTAGGGAATGGTGTCACATTGGTGTCTGGAATATCAGTTACATCAGGGAATGAAGGATTATTATTCCAACCAAGAGAACTGTTAAAACTAGGATTACCCGTAACAACGAGTGAGGCCTTTTTAGCAAGCATATCAAGATACGCTTCCCATGCTGTAAAGGGGTTCTTGGCATCTGGCAGGCTTGCAAGATAACCAGCTAAGTCTTTGCCTAGTCCTTGAGCTTTAACTATTTCGGCAGTAAGTTTAGTTGCCTCGGCTGTGTTGCCTGTAAGTAAAGCAAACTGAAGCTCTACGCGCTTACGATCCTCATCAGATAACTTGCCCTTAAGTGCAGCAATAAGTCCTATCTGCTCTAAGTCAAAGATAGAACCGGCTTTCTTAAGAGCAGCCTGTTTCTTTTGCTCGTCAGTTAGAGCCTTTTGAGATTTGACTTGCTTAGTCTGTAAGGCTGCCAGTTCTTTAGCTCGCTTAACAGCTAAAGCTTCTGCTTGGCGCTGCTGTGCCGTGCGCTGTGCTGTGCCTGCTGGCGATGCTGAACGATTAGTGCTTGGCTTATTGGCGCTTTCCAGCATGGCATTGACATCGCCACCAGCTATAAAATTAGTGTATCCCTTGCGGAACTTCTCGATAAATCCAATTGCTGTACCCAATGCAACTATTACATTGCTAGTGGACTTTGCAATGTTATCAATTGCTTTAGCAGCATCACTTGCTTCTGTGCCGCCCCCTATGCGAGCGAAGGCATCTACTAGACCCTTACCAATTGTCTCTTGAGCATTGCCGGTAGCTACTGCCAAGACTTCCATCTTGTAAGAGGTAGTTGTCAAATAATCCTGAGCCGCTCCTGCTGATCGCGCCAGCATGATACCTAGAATCTCATTGAATGATTTGGTTGTAATCTCTGCTCTAGTTAAGCCTGTGTTGTACTTAGTTAAGCCTCTAGTAATACCTACATAGCCTTTGCCTAAATCGGTTGCGACTGTGGCTAAATCAACCCCACTTGCTCGGCTAATTTGAATTGCATTGTTGAGAAGCTCTTGAGATTTAGTTAATGATCCAGTAGTGGTCAATAAACCTTGAAACGCCGGTCTAAGAACGTCATCAGCAATTGCCGCGCTTTGCTCTAGGTTGGCAATAAAGTCTGTGACCTTAGTTTGAGAAAAAGAAAGCCCAAGGTTATCTACTGCTGTTGATAGTCGATTGGCTGCAGCCTCATCAGCTGCAAAGGCTTTGACTGCTGCCTTTCCATAAGCTGTCATGGCCGCTGCGCCAAGACTTAAGCCCAAAGCTCTGCCTAATGACTTGACTGATTTACTGAGCTTGGTAACGCCCTTGTCAGCCTTGTTTAGCCCAGCAGAGTCATAGGTAGTGGCAATGCGGATTGCTAGATCTGTCATGCCTGCCATTAGTCTTTGCTCCTTGCTCTAAATGTCTTTTCGCCTCGAGCATTGCTTAAGGTAATGACCTTGTTGTTAGCTGACTGAATCGCTGCAACTACAGCTGCGGTAGTTCTGCCTTGATCCTCAGCCCATGCTCTAAACAAGAGGCGACCCTTAGTCTTGCGAGTTCTGCGCCCTGCGCTGCTGGACTGCTGGCTATCTACTAGAGGCGGTAGCGCAGCAATAAACTGGCGACCAGCATTAGGGTTAGCAGATTTATTAACATCTCTGCCGCCTTCCCACTCTGTGATAAATTGCCCGCCACGGTATTTCTTAACTCGCTGCGCTGCTGGTAATCCTTGAGAGTTCTTACGACCTGCTGTCTCGTAGATTGCACCAGATGCAGACTTGTTAAAGATAGTTGCAAGGCTTCTAAAGCCTCGCTTGTTAGGCTTAGTTGGAGTTGTTGAGTAACCCAACCCTTTTTTAATGATGCCAGCGTTAAAAGCTCGGTACTCCCACTCGCCAATAGGATTAGCCCAGCCGCTTAAAGGTGAATCAGAAGGTACGAACCCACGCGCACGATTAACAACCTTGCGCAAGTGTCCAGCAATTTCTTTCTGGGTTTCCTTGGCTAAGTCAGGAGTGTATTG